TGCTGCCTGTGCAGCCGCAACCATTGCTTCTTTGATTTCGTCTTTAATTGCTTTCTTTTCTTCTGGAGTCAACGTTGGACGCTTGCCGGAACCGTCTTGAGTGCTGTCTTCGTTTTCATCGCCGTCACCGTCATCATCACCGTCCAAGTGTTCGTCTAACAGTTCACCCAATGTGCTAATATCAATCTTTTTAGCCTTTTGATACAGTTCATCATAAATCTGTTCGTAACTCAAACCACGATACTTGTCGTCTTGGAATACTTTGATGCAGGATGGAAATTCGCCAATGCGCTCGTCCTTGCAAATTTGATTAACGGCATAGTCAGCGGCAAAGTTGCTCAACTGTGGATCACGACCATCACGTCGACCCATATGGTCAAATACATTGTGCAGTACTTCGTGAGCAAAGCCAAACTCGCATTGTTTAGGAGTCAATTGATCAACGAAATCGTTGCTGTAATAAAAGTTTCGACCATCGGTGGCTAATGTACTACACCATTCAGATGCATCAATTAGTTTCATACGAGTAGCCATATTGCCAAAAAACGGATGACGCAACAGCAAGCCAATGCGAGCAGTGATTAGCTTTTCGACAATCTTATTCTTTTCTGTTTGAGAAAATGCACGTTTTTCTTGTGCTTTGTATTTTTTATTTGCTGTTGATGTTTTAGCAGACATAACTACTCCTGTTTAAAATTATATTATACACTATTTTATTTAACTTGTCAATAAAAAAGGGGCCTAAGCCCCAATTTTATTCCATTGCCTGGATAATGTACTTGCCGTACTTTTCGTGGAAGCGATCAAAGTGTTTCAACTTACTTGCATCAAACGGCAGTTGATAAGATGTCAACGCAACCTTTGCACCCATCACAACCAATTCAGTTGGAAAATTATCCATCATAAATGCAAAGAAGCAGTCTGCTTGAGCATCCCAATCTTTGGCCTTCTTTTGATCGGCAGTTTGCAATTCGTAGCACATTGACACAGTCAATGAATACATCGCAGAGATTTCTTTGATGTCGCACTTAACAACTTTACCACTCAAAATATCAGTGGGGTTAGGCATCTGCTTTGCAACACGGCGGTGTGCCATAAACTTAACAGCCAATCCTTCACCAATAGCACCTGCGACCAAATCGGTCAATGTGCCTTCTGGCAAATCGTCATCTTTAAGCAAGTCGCTAACAAAACTCCAACTACGCGGGGTAGCGAATGCACGGCTTGAACTACGTGGATCAAAGTCATACAAGTCTTGTTTAGCAAAACCAACATAACCAACAACTTGTTCGTGAACCTTGTTAGTAACAGCCCATTCTTGCCAATCCTCGAAGTCACTCTTCAATTCAATGTGTACGAAACGATTAGCCAACGGAGCAGGCATACGATAAGTAACACCTTTGTCACCATCACGGTTACCAGCCGCTACAATACTAACGCCTTTTGGAAGGATATAAGTACCAACACGACGATTCAACACCAACTGGAACGCCGCTGCCTGTGTAGCAGGAGCCGCAGAGTTCAATTCATCCAAGAACAGGATAGCAGTAGAGTTGGGATCAGTGGGCAGTTCTGCAGGAGGAGCCCAAGTCATTGTATTCTCAGTACTGTTGTAATAAGGGATACCTTTAATGTCAGTGGGTTCCCAAAGACTCAAACGAACGTCGATAACTTCTCGACCTTGCTTGTCGCCAATTTGTTTAACGATATCACTTTTGCCAATGCCAGGCGGGCCCCACATAAACACGGGACGCTGGATTTTGATGCATTTTTCAATGCTACGTTTGGCTTCGTTAGGAGTAACGGTGCGGTTAGTGCTAATTTGCTCTGCCATAAAATACTTTCTGTAAATTGTTTAAAAATACTAAATGCATTGTGCTTCAGTATGTATTAATTATACAGAAGATCTAGGCGTTTGTCAAGCAGCCGGCTTAGGAATCTTTGCTTTTGCGGCACTAAATCTTGCAATATTGCCCGAAAACAACACCAACTGTATTGCCATCTTTTCGTTGAATACAAATATTTCTTTATGTGTTATGTACCAAGGGCAGTCAATAAAGTTGTCTAACCATATGATCAATTGATTATTGAAATCAATTTGTTCCTGAAATAGCACCTTGTGTGCTTTGATATCTGCATCAACTAACGATTTGAATCCTTGTTCAGTTAGTCGTAACCCGCCAACTTTCTTTTGGCGTATATTTTGCCAAAGTATTCCAATATATTTTTTAAATGATTTGTCTGTAATTTCCACATTCAAGTGGTTCATCACATATTTGGTTATATCAGTCTTTTGATTCATTGGTTAACTTCTCGCCAGAAACCAATTTATAGACGGAAAAGTCTTCAGTGTTAAAGAGTTTATTAAGTTTTTCGGCAAGATTATGAGCGTGTCCAGCATTTGAAAAAGATACTTTTTTATATTTTGGACCAATATCGTGTGCTACTATACTGCCAGTCTTTAGATTAATTGGTTTGTCTTGATAAAATACTGCCCAAATGGCTTCGGCATCCAAAACTTGTTCAGTTTTATACGTTTTTTTATTGGTTATTTCTAACAATACTTTTGGTTTAGGCCTTGACATTTATACGCTCCATATGTGCGTATATATTTATTCAAAATATTAAAATCCACCGCCATCTAACTTAACAGACCCATCATTAGATTTAGTTGATGCAGTTTGATCCGCAATACCAGTTAGCCTAGTCATTACTGATGCAAGACTATCAAACAGATCGGTATATTCTTTTGCAGTCAATGTAAGTGTTTTCTGACTGCTTTTTTTGGCAATTCGTGCTTTATCTAAAAAATCTTCTATTGGCAATATGTTTAATTGTCGCATAATTGATTGGCCTTGCGTAATTCTATTTTTGATTCTTCTTCAGTTTTCCAAGGACCCTGAAATGGATATCGTTCCAAAGTAATTAATTTAGGGCAAAAACTTTTAACCCAACCTTTTCGGAATTTAATAATATAATGTCCTGCACAGTGCTGACTTTTACTTTTAGCCCGTTTAGTATACAATGGCAACTTTTTTTGTACATTGTATAAGGGTTCAAATGGTTTAGTTTTACAGGGATAATCGTAGATACTATACGTTTGGGGTTCAGTTGCTTCTTTTTTAACTTTTTTAATGGTCTCTTCGAAGAAGGCAACTCCGATTGCATTTTTAATTTCAGCCAAATCTTTGTATGTAGATACTTTGCCTTTTTGTAATACCATATATCCACGTTTAATTTTGGCAATACTGCCAATCTTTTTTGATCCGTCTTTGATTAACCATTCTTTTTCTGGGATCAATACTTTAGCATTTGCTGTCATTATACATACCTCGCATTTAATGGTTCGCTATAACTTTGAACTTGTTCACTTACTTTTTGTAAATCAAATTCAGCACAGAATTTTAGCAATCTAATGCCAACCTGTGAAATATTCTTCTCTGCTGTCATAGCCGTATTAATAGTTTCTTTAATTAATACTTTAATATCATCTGGTTGTGCAGTCAAGTCGCACAATATCACATTACGGGAGTAATCATCTAACACACGATGTTCGACACCTTCGTGGTCAGACCAACGCTGCAACATCATATTGTTCCAATTGTAGCCTTTTGAATTACGATCAGCAAAGGCTTCTCTCAAACCAACTTTATTCTTTGTACCTTTTTCACGCACACCTGGATAAGCACTAAAGATATTATCGCTTGTATCGCCGCGCATACATTTTTCAAATAGTTGCCATTCAGGTTCAGGGGGACTCTTTGGCAATTTAGTTTTCTTGTCAATAACATACTTGCCTTTGGCATCATAATAACCGGTATGCTTTACAGTTACTTCCATTATGCCATTATATTGACTTACGTTTGGTGCAATCAGTTGTGCAAAATCGCCATCTGTGGAGATGATAACATGATTGTCATCGGGATGAGATTGAATAAACCCTGCAATCAAATCATCTGCTTCAAGTTGCGGATGTTGTAGTACAGTTGTATTAGTTTTTTCTGTAATGAAATCTTTAAACTGATCAAATGTTTCCCAAAACACTCGTTCTTCTTCTGCTTCTTTTGGGCTATGTGCAGCCCGGCCAGCGGCACGTTGTGCCTTATATGGTGCGTAATAGTCTTTGCGCCAGCTTCTTCCCTCTAAACAGAACACCACGTGATCGCCTTTGAAATCGCGCCACGCTTTTCTTACACTGCCTAATACAGTTTGAATACTCATACCAATCTTGTCATTTAGATCACCACGAATAACGTGACGTGCTCTAAAGAATGTATTTGCTGTATCAACAATGATATATGTTTTATTCATTAATTTACTTTATTTTAACGTAACAGATTTTAACATTATTTGAACCAATTTCCACAAGTTCAAAATTATTTTTAATTAAGTCATCGTGTACAATTTGATGGTTGTATTTGTTTGTGTCATCAAATACAAATTTAGTTCCAATTACTGATCTAGGATAAAAAAATTGAACTTCATCAAATACGGCATTACTTTGGTGTGGGCCGTCGAAGAATACAAGACTGTATTGATTAACAACTGTTTTAAATTCTTGATAAAATGGCACACCGTCTTGAAATCTATTAAAAAATTCAGTATCTTCTAAACATAAAAATACTAGATTAACAGCTTTACCTTTTGCATATTCATATAAACTTGATACCGCAGTATTACGCATATCATTTGTATAATCTGATTTTGCTAAGTTATTTTCATTATCATAAAAATCTATATTCCCATATGGATCTAAACAAATTATGTTTCTATTTAAATCATCAACAGAAAGTAGTCCTTCGATAATATATTGTGTACTACCGCCTAATCTAGTACCAATCTCGCATACCGTACCACTAATATCTTTAATCGATGCCGCAGCACGATATAATATATCGTAATCAGTACTATCTATTTCTAATCTATTCATATTAACTGATTTCCGTTCTACCGTCGCCTAAATTGTTTACATTGATATAGCCTGCGCCTCTACGGCTCATATCAATACCTTCTTCTCCGCCTAAATTGCGGCATAGTTCACTAAACCACTTGTCTACAACTTCTTCGTCTGTATCACCAGTGTAGCCTGCTGTACGTAATTGTAGCACAAAGTATTCATTCCAGTCAAGTTCAAAAAATCCGTTTCGAATGTTATCTTTATTAACGTGAGTATCTAATACTGCAACCCAGGGTTCTTTTTTCTCTGTAGCAATTTCTTTAGGAGTTTTTAAAACTTCATTAAGTTTGGCTTCAGCATCTTTATATCTCTGTGCAAAGAAGTCTGCTGTTTCTCTGGCATTTTTTGCGTCTTCTTCAATTTTATCAATACCCAATATTTTTTTTATAAAGTTTTTCATTTTGTTTCCTTTAGGCTGTATCAATAGAGATTGATCTAATATTCCCATCAAGTGCCCCACTCATTTTTAAACAACGGCACTTGCAATCGATCACTGTATCTAAGTCCGTGTTTCATTGCCAACAATGCTACATTCTTATTATTCATTACATACACACTTTCAACTCCACCTACTGGCATTAGGTAAACGTAACCTTTAAATCCTGCTTGACGATATGCAGCAATAGCACATTCAGCATCAGCAAAGTCTTGTTCAGTAGCAATAACAAACTTCAAATATGCAGTTCCGTATTCTTCATATTCACAAACACGTTCTGGTTTAATAGCATCATCCCATGGTTCGCCTGAACACGGTAGTTTAGCACTTACACTAAATGTAATTTCTCTTTTAGGATCTATATCTGTCCAACTGCGTAAGAATTCTTTAAAGTCTTTTGTTAAACGCATTGTGCCATTTGTTTCAAAAGTAATTTCTTTTAAACCTGACATTTTGGGATTGTTTAACAAATCTGGATATGCTTTTTGCCAACCTAGCAACGGTTCGCCACCTGTGATAACAAGGTGTTCATCTTTCCAATGATCTTGCGGAAGAATTTCCATAATACGATCGGCAATAGCATCACTAGTGAGCATAGGACTAAGGTCTTTAAAACTAGGATGCCAACTAGCATAACTATCGCAACCTGTACTGACCAAAGGCAGGTCTTCGTATTTTTTAAACGCTATAGTTTCATGTGATGTTTGTAGTAATGCAAGTTTGTCTGCTTCGTCGCTTAATTCGCCACGCGGCATACCAAAACCTTGACAGGTAAAGTTACATCCAAATGTGCGTAGAAACACACTGGGCACTCCCATATATTTTCCCTCTCCTTGTA